AGAGCAAGAATAAATGGCCCGAATCCCCAAGGGTTACCAGCTACTTTCATCCAACGTGGAGTGAAGCACATCTCTTCTTGTATTTCCATCCTAAGCAACATGTGCTCTGATTTCCTATGATGCACCTCATAATACCAAAGCAACTCTGTGTAATCGTAGTAGCATGACTCGACAAGCTCTACTAATTCGTTCGGATTATTCTGAACTGTATTCTGTAATTCTGAACTGAAGCTTATATCGGCATTAGGCCATGTATGCTTTATTAGCTTAGCTTTAACATGGTGCTTTCTAAATCTATTATCTACCGTACCAAAGCGACCTTCAGATAATGCAAACTGACTCGCAGGAGCACTTATATAATTCAATGGGTTGTTCTCATCACCTTCATGAAGCCATAAAGAACCTGTTCCAACCCCCCAATCAAAATAGGTTTCTGCCACTGCGGTACTGAAGTTAGAAGCCTGGATATAACCAAACACCTTATCCATCATGTTTCCTAGGTGCTCGTTCCAATCAGCTCTATCTTTTTCCGGTATAGCTGGCCCTGCTTTCAATGTAACCCATTGCTGCCAAACAGGGGTAAAGTTTTCCTGCATCGTGTTAACGAAGTTACTAGCAGAACTCATAGCGGTAGAGTCATACATCTTAGATGGTGTGTTATGTGAGTTAGTAGAATCCCTATTGAAGGTATTTCTAAACGGCAACATATACTCGTAGCAGTCTTCATAAAGAAAAGCATTCTCATCCCTCAGGGTAAATGCTGTATCTGCCTCAGTAAATAACTTGCTCTGCTTAATCGGCATGGTAAACCTCACATATTAATTCATCACCCGCCCCTTTTCTTATATCTACGTGCTTAAATCTATCTTCTAGTAAAGGTCTCCAGAATCCTTCACCTTTGCAAATCTTATGGCAATTGCTACCATCAGGTAGTTTATGTGAGGCTGGATGTGTGAATATCACTAGGAATGCTCCCAAATATGAGATCTTCGCTATGTCATCAAGTACATTCTCTATTAAATCCGGCTCTACGTGCTCCAATACATCGGTACAAACTACAACGTCTGCATATTCCGGTTTATCAGAAAACTCTGGAATACATGGGTCATAACTTGTCCAATTAACGTCTTCTTCCAGATCATACTTGATATTCTCATACAATGTGTTTTTACCACACCCATAATCCAACACCGTTATAGCGTCAGTCATCTGGATAAACTCTAATACATCTACACCCCAGTTCGCACCACTAGTACCCCAGTTTTCGCAATCCTGATGGTACTTTTCTTGCAGCTCTCTATATTCTTTGCTTATTAGATTATCCAAGACTTGTCCTCTTTCCTTGTTGTACTGGATCGACTCCAGTTTCCAACCCCTTCAATAGCGAAGTTCTACCACGAGCAGACCTACGGGATTTTTCTTTCAGGTTCTTCTTGCGTCTTTCTTCTTTCTGCTGCCGCTCAAGTTCAGCTTCTTTTTCTGCTGCCCTAGCTTCTGCTGCCCTGATCGCACTATCATCTTGTTTTGGTTTTTTGAATGGATTTAGACCGCTCATAGCTAATTCTCCTTTGGATAGAATGCATATAAATCATAGGTTTCCCCGTTGAATCCGTAATACTTCATACCAATTTCAGGGGTTTCATTTATGAAGCCCAATGCTTTACACCATCTATGCCCTTTCGTAAAGTCGCGCATAACTGGTGTTTCTATTCTATCATAATGAGTTTGTTTAAGAAAGTCACCTATTGCTCTAGTTGCGTATAGTAAATCTCTACCTGGAGTGTCGCCAATCAATGCCCAAGCTCTCGCTATGTAATTGGTTAATGGGTAAACCCCTGCAATTAATGCAATGTCAGTCTCTCCAAATGCAGTATGAGCTTCACCCGTAAGCAATAGTTCTTGATACTCTGCAACATCGAACAATTCCTTCATATGTTTCTGATGTTCTTGCAGATTGATGAAATCCAAGTGCCATAACTTAAAGGGCTTTACTTCTATTACCATTCGAATTCCGGTATTGATGCGGTGTATGTTTGTTGCGTCCTTGCCCCCTCGATCGTTGGAGATATAGGCTGTGCAAAGGTAAGCAAGAAAGCGTCTGCATCGTCTGGGCTTGCATTAAACTCCTTCTTGTATGTTTCCTTACTCTCTATCCTTAACACGCTGTTTCTATCCCAATCATAACGCCTTGATGATAACTGGCTTTGTATCCTGGTAGCGTCCTTTTGATCTAACAATGCCATGCTTACAGGGCCATCTTCCAACCATTCCTTGGCCTCTCTAAACATCTCTGCTGTCATATTCTTGTTTAACTCTGGCCTTGCTGAACTTGCTCCAAAGTCTACCTTAACAACTCTATCTCCCATCTGCATACCAATGAGCATGTCGTAGAGCCCAACACCCAAACCACCACAATCGATCATTACCTTGTAAGGCTTATATTTCCTTATGTCTTGGGCCAATCGTGCAGCAGATTGATCTAACCTCATAGGCGGATATCTCTCATGTTTCGTGCTATTCCTACCCTTACGATGATGTACAACAAACTTATCACCACCCAATCTTGCAGGGTCAACGCCAAATATCAACGGAGCTTCCTTGTTATTTACTGGTGGCTCATTGATTGCCCTCTGTATCAACATGGCGCTGATAAACGGATCTCCAGTTGAAATAAACGCCTCTTCAGGAGTAAATGGATATTCTTGCATGAACTGCTTAACGTCACCTAGAAAGTCATTTCTGATCTTCTTCCTACGCCATGCAAGGTGCTCAATGGTTAATCCCTTGTTCTTGAATATGTCATAATATTCCTGCTCACTGGTCAAACCTTCAGAGCCAGCAGATTGCTCTAACCTGAAATCCTTATCAACTTTGACCTTATACTCTTCTTCCCAAAACCAGGGTACGAATATGAATTCATAGCCATTCAAACCAGCCATAGCATCCATACATGAATTGTAATAGTAATTACCCTGCCCGTTAGCCGTACTCTCCAATATGATTTCCGTTCCCGGTGATTCGGCAACTGTCTGCAATATACCTGCTGCGTGTTCATCGGTATTCGGACTGAAGGCGACCTCACTCCAGTGTATTTGCTGAAATGTCTTAGATCGCCCCAACCCTTTAGTACCTGCGGTTCCTACTTTATACCCGCTTTTTATCTTTGGAAAGAGTAATTCTTTAGCGTTTGATGCGCCTATTGGTGGCCTAAAGTCAGGATCATAGCAGTCCTCATAGTACGATTTAACCATATGATACAAGCTCTCACTTGCTTCCCTGTCATGAGCAAAGATAAATGTCATGGTTCCAGGGTTCATTATGGTTTGGTGGTAATACCTAGCTGCTATATACGTAGAACATCCTTGCTGTCTTCCCTTAAGAATCACAGCACGAACCATCCCCGTTTCTTTCTTCTGCTTCTCAAGGCGTTCATGAATATACTGCTGCGCCTTGTTGAACTTTAAAGGGATCATTTCACCAGCCTTAGACCTAATGTTAAGCTGGCACTTCGAATATAATGGTAAGTTAAATAATAACTCTCTTTCTGTAGTCATTCTCTTTTATGGATCAATGTCTAATGCAAGCTTCCTTGCCTTTAACGCCATATCCATCTCGCTCCTGGTTGGTGTTGTTCCGTCCAATCTATAAGGTTGGTCATCTGGATTCTGTGACATAACCCAAACATGCTCATCAACTATAATACCATATTTTTGATTGTCCGGCGTTACATTTACATTAAGTTGTTTTATCTGGTCTTTTGCTTGTTCTATTCGTCCTAACGCTCTTTCCCTTTTAGCCTCTCTATCTTGTTTTGATAAGGTTCTTATATCTGGTTCAAAATCGTCGTATATCTTATATGTTTCAATTCTTTGCGGTCTTTCCCTCGTCATGATTCCTCTCTATGCATAAGTCCTGCTATGCCTTGTGTTTAAATGTGCTACTACTGCTGCTGCTTTGGAATCGTCAAACACCTCATTAAATGCACTAAAGTGGTATAATCTACCTCCATTAGCCATAGGTGTTTGGTTATTTAAACCACTTGCTGCCTTAAGTGGGAATGTATCTGATGCGCTAGTACTAGTAGTTTGCCCCACCGTCCAATCACTTACTGTTGTTGCATTTAAAGCAACCTTGCCTGTACCAGCATTCTGGTCCACACTGATAATCATGCAATAATCTGTAGATGTTGCCCATCCTGCACTTGCTATAACTGTTTCGGTGAATGTAGATGAATCACCCCTACCGAATGTGCCTAATGAGGCTCCCGATATTCTGAAACTATAACCTTGGCCCCCAGAGAAAACACCATGACCCATAAGGTACTGAAAACCTGTTGTTCCTAACTGGAAGCACATTACTAATGTTCCTGGGTTTGAGATATCTGTTCTATATAAATCTGAAATATAAGTAGTTAGCGTTTTACAGGTCATCCTATCACCGCCATCTAAGGCAAAGTATGCAGCAGGATCTCCTGCACTTCCTGTAAAGGTGGGATCTGTAGCTTCCGCACTAGCATCATCACCTAAATGAAAATCATAATCAGTTTGCGATTCCCCCGTTGATGGAGCTGCAATAAGATTCGCCCATGTTTGACCTGAACCGCCATATGAAGCTGCTATCGTTGCATCACAGTCAAATATACAGCTGGATAATACACCATCTAAGTACGGGCTTGAAGAACCACTTGCCAAAGCAGCTCTTGGGTTTATTCCCCTATTCAATCCTATAAGTCCGACCATGATAACCTCTTAGTTGATTTGTTTATGATAGCATTCTGTTTGTTTATGGGCAAGTTCCATGCAAAGCCATAAATAAAGGCACTACAAGAAACATGATGAATATTGCTATTGCTGCTATAATTCCTACTAGATGTTCTTGCGTCATTTTCATCTCCATATCATTACACCAATCTTAATGGGTATCACCCTTTTACCCACAACCGTTGGACCCTAGGACCCCTTCTAATCCTCTTCCTTAAACAACCCCGTACCCAAAAGCATCTCATATGCATGATCTCTTTCTTTCTCATCCTTGAAGGTAATCGGCTCAAAATCGATTTCGATAGAATAAAATACAGGGTCAACACCATACTGACCCTTCCATATATCTACCGGTCTAGCAGTCTTGTATTTCATCTAGAATCTCATCGTAGACCCCATCTCTTATCCGTTCTTCATTGTAATTCAACCATATCTCCTTGCCTGACATATTTATAACCACACAGTAGTAAGTAACGTCCCTACATTTTTCTATATAATCAATATTATCAACAACAAGATGCCCCCTATCATAATCAAGATCATCATTCATTCTGTATAACTTCATAACTTCCTCTCCTTCTCCTCCAGCCTTAACCTATCGATCATCCCCTTGTTGAGGTCGTAATATTCCATGAGGGCTTTATAGAACTCTCTATGGTACTTCTCGTTTGATGGGTCTCTTTCTATGTTTTTGTCTCTCCATAGCTCTAGTTTCCCTTCTGTGTCGTGTTTAACCAGTAGATCGTTAAACAGTGTCAAACCCCGAGGCGATGGCTTTATTTTGTCTGTATGCTTCATTTTTCTCTCTTCTTATGATGGTGAATTGTGTGAATCTTTTCATCGCCCAAAGCGATTTATTTCCTTTATAAATAAAGCTGTTGCTATCTTCTTTTTTATTTCCAGAACCATCTCATCCATTAATAAAGGCCCACTTCTTCCATACGCCATTATATCAAACAACATATCATCCTTCATTTTCTGGGTTGCACCTTCCATTAAGCGCTCCTTTAGTTCATCTTTTGATAATTCCTTACTCATTCTTAGCCTCTTCCTTAAGTTTATCTATCAGGCTCACGAATCCTTCGCCGACTTGTTTCTCGATTGTCAGGTCAAGTCCGATTGCTTTAGCGAGAGCTGCTTTTGCTTTTTCTTTACAAGTCCACTTAATTTTATATCCGTCTTTTGTTTCCTCGATACCGTTAACCTGTATTCTGACCTCATGAGGCATATTATGTAAATCGCTTGGACTTATCACATCACATCGATCGGTATTGATTTCTTCTATCCAAGACTTGATTAATTGCTTACCTATTTCTTCATGATCTGCTAGTCGCTTATTACGTTCAATTTCTACAGCTTTTGCAACCTTAGCATTACTTAGTAATCTCGAAGCGTTAACATATAAAGTATTATCATCCTTTTCATCATCTGGATCATATACTTCTCTATACGCCCTTGTGGCGTTTAAGTTATTTTCTGGGCTACAATAAACCTTAACAAATAAAGATTGTCTTTCATTTAGTCCTAACTCTGCGTATGGATGTGTTTTAGGTGGTTTCTTCTTTCCTGCCATTTGTCACCTCACTCTAATATGATCCCACTTTTTATCTTTAAAACTTGCATATAAAGGTACTAGCTCTGGATTTAGTGCCATTATTCCTTTATCAAGATGAAATACAAAATTAGTTTTTGAATTTTTATATTCCTCTGGCAAAGACTTTTGCAGCTCTGACACCTCTATTCCTGGTCTTTTATTTATCTCTTTTCCCATTTTCCTTCTCCATCTCTAATAATCTAAAAACCAACCTCGATGATTCACTTTTAAGCTTCACCATCTTCAATGTGTGGTCTAGAAATTGTTTTTCTGCTTCTGGATATTTTTCTTTCGCCTTAGTAAGTTCTCTTACAATCTCCTTCTCGATCATTATATCATTATTGACCCTAACCATCTCTTCTCTAATGGCCTCCTCTATTCCTTCGTCTATTGTTTTACCTAGGTCTATAACGTCTACTAGTGCTGATTCTGCTGGTGACTTACCCTTGAGTCCTTCCTGCTTTCTCATTCTGGGTAACACTACTGTTTTCAGATCGTGTATATGATCTTCCAATGCTTCGCTATTTACGTATTTATGCATTGGCACACATGACTCTTCTCTTCCTGGGATACACTGTGATACTAAGAAACAATTTTCTAATGGTATCCACTCTATTTTATATTCTGGTCTTGGTCTTATTCTTAATACTTCATCTTTCATCTTTTCCCTCTTTTCTTTTTTAGCCATTCTCTCCATGACCTCTGTTGCCGTCATTGGTCTTGGGTTTTCGAAATCTTCCCTCTTAGGTATTAGATATTCTTTTATCTCCTCTACCTCTGGAAAATCGCACTCCACCTCTTCTTCCTTCTCCGTTTCTGTAACATCACCATCCAATTTGATTTCTAATTCTGAAATATCCATACCTAAGTTGTATATCTTATCGAGTATGTATGTTTGTGCGGGACCTTCCCCTAGAAAGACTTTTTTCTCTTCCATTACTTGGTATAGGTCTCTCAACATATCTCTTTGAGATGTTAATCTATCCAATTGATCTCTAATTAAGTCGCTTTTTATTTTCGTTTCTATATCTACAGATATACTCATCTAACACTCCTCATCCTTCACTGTTTTCACTTCTTGCTTCTTAAAATAATCATAGTAAGCTCCCGCGTATTTCAATAACTTGACCTCATGCTCCTCAATATTATCATACAACGATAACCTTAGATCTGACCCCATAGTGAAGTACAATCCATCTATTTCCATGTATAACTCCATTCTACCACAACCCAAGTTGCGCCTAGTGCTCAGAAGGACATTTGCAGGGAGAGTTTTTTTAACCTCTTTAAAGGCTAGCTCCTTCTGCAAATTAGAATTTAAATTGAACTTACCTAATGTTGCTATACTTTCTGCAATCTTGAATATCGGGAACGGCTTGATCACAACTCCCCCCTTGGGAAACATTCCAATGCTACCCTAACTCCGTATCTAATTCCTACACATGTGTACCCTAAGTTTGTTCTGGGTATAAATTCGATAACATTAATATTTTCCACCTTATAGATGTGCCTTGCGTTACTTTCCTCACTAGCCTTTACTTCGTGTATATTTACGAACGGGCTTATTAATAACAGGCACAACCCTACTGTTAAAATTATCTTCTTCATCTTTCCCTCCTAACTTTCTCTAACAAAAACAAAACAAACACCGCTATCGCTATTCCACACGTTACATCTAATAATGATCTAAACTGCTCCATATTGAGCCAGAACCATTCTACAGGCATAACTATGTGGTATAGTACAGCCATAGGGAATAAAGATAGAAATAGTATACAACCATCTCTTACACCCTTTCTTATAGTGTTTCTTACGTTGACCTTATGCATTTTCTTCCCCCTGCTCCACACAATAACTACACGGCGGATTTATATGGCAAGAACAGCACTCTTCTTTGCCCCATTCATCTAACTGGGCACTGCCGGAAGGGTCCACCATGCGATCATATTTCTTCCTATCTTCACTCATATTTTTCCATATTTTAGTATGCAATGCCTTTTCACATTTCTCGCAATATCCATAACCACTTGCGTCGGGCACACAACCACATTCCAATACTTTTACGTGCTCCGTATACATACTAATTCCCCATAGTATTCGTTGATCTCATCTCCATACCACTTACAGTTAATGGAATGAGATATTTCTTTTCTAATTATTTCTTTTTCGATTCCTTGTACAAAAGCATATGCCATTAGGATTACTAGTCCGACTGCTACAAGAAACCATATGAACGTTTTAATGAACTCTTTAGCTATTAGTATTTTTAGAAACTTAATCATCTTTCTTCTCCTTAATTTGCTCTAAAGATTCTCCTATGTATTTAACAAGCGATTCAACATCCTTTATCCCACATCTAATAACATCACCATTATGCGGGTAAACTTCCCAGTATGGCCCGTCATAGTAACCAATTAGATTATAACAATCTAAATAGATGGATACTCTGTCACCTTTTCTTGTGTCGTTTCTTCTAACCAGAAACCGAACTACTGCCCCAGTTACGGGTGGCACAGGCTTAACCTGCCAATCAGAGGGGAAATTAATATAGGGTATTTCTTCTCGCCATTTGTCCCATTCATATAAATTAGAGACTTCAAATATTTTGTCTCTCATCTCTCCTTTTTTTGCCCATTTATTATGAAGATCCTGTTGCATTTCTACCCCCTTAATCTGAATAACCACGGGTAAAAATACTATTAGGGTTTTGCATACTCCGCTTTGCGTCCATGAGCGTTTGCACACTCTCAATTAAATTAAGAAAATCTTTTTGATTAAAGGTAACACTTTGTGATCTTTCTCTATCATCAAATTCTATGCAATCGTCATAAACCGATATAGTTACTTTAGTATCTTCTGTGCTTTCTAATTCAATAGTTGCGTTAAATTCTTTTAGCATTATTTCCCCTCCTTTTGTTTGAGGGATGCAGACTCAGCAACCGCACCCCTCTCGCCAATTTAGAGCAACCTTGCGGTTGTCATGTTTATTACTCTACACTAATAAAATTTCGATGTCAACAATATTTTATAATTTACTCCAACTTTGTTGGGTCTATATATTCTACTAGTGATAAAAGCTTTTTCGCTAACTTGTTTCTTACCTCGACATCATCGAAAACAAACTTCTTACTTGTGCCATCAATGGAAAGCTTTATTCCGTACCATCCATTTTCACTTACCTTCGTGATTTCTTTTACTTCATCCATGTTGAAACAATGAACAACGCCTTTGTATTTAACTGCTACTAACATCTTGACCTCCTGTGGTGCTCTGTAAATTATTTTCTCCTATTTCCATGTGTATAGGCTTATCGGTTTGCCTATATGCATCAATGGTTGTAATGAATTTATACGGGTTGTTTACTTTGAGCTTTGAATGTCCGTTATCATGGTGTACTACCACGAAACCTTTATCTACGGTATAGCCCAATATTTTCTCGTATGGTATTTTGGCGAACTCTTCACCGCCGACTAGTAATTGCAAATACATTGATTTTCCCCTTTTTGCTAAATCTCATTTTAAGAGCCTCTGAGTATAGGTCTCTTACCCCTGCCTCTAGATCGTGACTGGGAAAC